GGGATCTACGATCCGTCGCTGGGCAATCGCTCGAACGAGGTGAGCGGCCGGGCGATCTCCGTGCGGGAGCGGCAGACAGACGTGGCCAACGTCATCTACGTCGATAATTTCATGCTGGCCTTGCGCCACGTCGGTCGCATCCTGGTCGACCTCATCCCGAAGGTCTACGACACCGAGCGCGAGGTGCAGATCCTCGGGGAAGATGGGAGTGTTGAAACGGTGACCATCAACAAGGCAATGGTCGAAGCTGCGCTCTCCGACGATCCGGAGGACCCCATCGAGTTTCCGCATCAGAACCCGGCCGGCGACAGTGACGAAATTAGTGATCGTGATCTCACCGACGGCGACTCGCAGGAATCCTTTGATGTTGCTGCGGGTGAACGGCATTCCGAGACGTTGCCACCACCGGCCCTGCGGTCCAGCGAACCGGCAAATGCGAGGTCGACGGCCGATCGACTGGTTGGCGCCTTGCGCCGGCGGCTCAACGACCTCACCATCGGCGCTTACGGGGTGATCATCGATCAGGGACCGAGTTTCTCCACGAAGCGTGAGGAGGCGCGCGTCGGCTTCGAGTCGTTCATGAAAGCAGCGCCCGGCGTCGCTCCATTACTGCTCGACCTGTACGCGAAGGCTCAGGACTGGCCGTTCGCCCAGGAGGTTGCCGAGCGCATCGAGGCGACGCTGCCTCCCCCGGTGAAGGCCGTGCTCATGCGCGCGCGGCTGCGCAAGGCGGGGGTGCCGGAAGATCGGCTGCCGCCCGAGGGTGGCGTTCCGCCGATGCCGGCGGCTGGCGTCGGGCCGACCGCTCCGCCAGCGCCGGCAGCGGCCCTCGCAGCCCAAGCCGAGTTGGCCAACAGGCGCGAGGCTGGGGTGGCCGCTCAGGTCCAGGCGCAGGCGGCCATCGCCAAGGCCGCCGCGGACGCGCGCATGGCCGAGCTTCAAGTGCGCGAGAAGGAGATGGAGCTCGAGCTCAAGCGGATTGACCTTGCGGCCAAGGCGGCCGGACCGCAGCCCGGGTTGCCGGTGTCGTGAGATAGGTACCCGATGACATCGCCAGGTGATGCGCGGACACAATCGCGCGCCACGACGTCGAAGCCGATGACACTCAACAGGAGTGAATGCAGCAGGCTTCGCCGTTGAAGTCCTTCCGCCTTCGGAGCACGACGCGCTGACGCAGCCGCCGCGCTCTCGGACGAAACGCGTTCGTGTTGCGCATGTGTTTTCCGCGAAGTTCACACGCGCGATGAAACGCGCTTTCATTCGGATCATCGTTACGGTTGGATGGCTGCGCGATCGCGGAGCGAGGATGCTTGCGCGCCATGGGCAGACGGGATGCGAATGCACCCGTCGTGCGGAGCCGTGGCGCCGGTCGTAGCTGCAGCCGATTTTTGACCGCCGATCTCATTCCCAGGGCCGCATGCAGCGGCCCTTTTTCATGAGGACCAGCATGCCCATCGACGATCACAACGTCGCGCACCCGAACCAGGTGGATCCTGCGCTGAAGGAAACCGTAGGCACCGCATCAGGCGAGGGCGATTTGGGAGTTCACGCCGAGGACGACGTCATCGTCGTCGGCGAACCGGAGAACTCCGAGGACAGCGACACGCCGGACGAAGGAGGCGAGGAGGAGGCGAGGCCGCGCAGGCGATCACGCCTGCAGCGCTACCGCGAACGCATCGCCCGCCTTCAGTCCGAGCTCGCTGCCGAGCGCAGCCGGTCACACGTTTCGCCGGTCGCTGGACGAGACAACAACCACGAGCTGCCGGAGCCGCGTGAGGAGGACTTTCCGGGCGATTATCTCGCCTACGACCGCGCCATGCGCGACTATCAGATTCGGCGGGCGCTGCGGGACGAGCGGCGCCACGATGTCGAGTTGCAGGCTCAGCGCCATGCCGAAGCGGCTTTCCGGGAGAAGGTCTCCGGCTACAACGCGAGGCTCGATGCGTTGAAGCCGCGCATCGCCGATTTCGACGAGGTCCTGCAGCAGGCCGGGCGCTCCGAGATACGCAACGACGTGCGCGACATGATCCTCGGCAGCTCCAAGGGCCCGCTGATCGCCTATTACTTGGCAAAGAATCCCGATGCTCTCGAGGACATCAATGAGATGCCGCCTGCCGAGGCTGCTCGCAGGATCGGCAATCTCGAAGCACGCATTCGTGGACCCAATCCGACGACCGCGACCAGTGCCGCGGCGCCGCTGACGCCCCTTCGTGGCGGCGCTTCGGCCGGCCGCGCGCTCGATCCCGAGCGGATGACCCACGAGGACTACCGCAAGGCCCGCGCCGAAGGACGCATCTGACGGTCACGGCAAGCCGCCCGCGGCGCGATCGGCGGTCCGCTCAACGCGCGACTGCCGTTCACCGCGGGCGAGCGCCGGCTGCACGACGCCTTCGGCCTCGCCGTTGCGCCCATCAACCCAACAAAAGGTTTCGAATATGCCGAACTCCGTACTGACTCCGAGCGTCGTCGCCAAAGAGGCGCTGATGCTCCTCGACAACAACCTCGTGCTCGGGAACCTGGTGAACCGCGCCTACGAGGATGAAATGCAGAAACCGGTCAACGGCTACAAGAAGGGCGGCTCGGTGCAGATCCGACGCCCGGCCAAGTACACTTGGCGCGCCGGCGCGGTGGCGAGCCCGCAGGACACCACCGAGAAATCGCTCACCCTGACCGTCGACACCCAGGGCGGCGTGGATCTTGCGTTCTCGTCGGCCGACATGACGCTCAAGATCAGCGAGTTCTCGGAACGTTTCCTCAAACCGGCGATGATCACGATCGCCAACCAGATCGATCGCGACATCGCCGCGCTTTACCAGACGGTGTGGAACTGGGTCGGCGTGCCCGGCCAGACGATCGACGGCTTCTCCGATTTCGGCAAGGCGCCCCAGCGGCTGACCGAGATGGCGGTGCCGGAGGATCGCTGCGGCGTGCTCTCGCCCGCCGACAAATGGGGGCTGCTCGGCTCGCTCACCGGCTCGTTCGTGCAGGACATTTCAAAGTCCGCGATCGAACGCGCACGCCTGCCGATGGTCGGCGGCGTCGAACTCTACGAGACTCAGAACGTGCGCACGCACACGGTGGGCTCGAAAGCGGGAACGCCGCTGGTCAACGGCGGCAGCCAGGCGACCACCTACGCCGCCTCGGGCGCCGCCAATGCCCAGTCGCTGGTGACCGACGGGTGGTCGAACTCCTCGGCCGTCCTCAAGCAGGGTGATGTCATCACCATTGCCGGCGTGTTCGCCATCAATCCAGTGACCAAGGACGTGCTGCCCTACCTGCAGCAGTTCGTGATCAATGCGGATGTGTCGTCCGACGGCAGCGGCAATGCCACGCTCAACGTCTCGCCGGCGATTATCACGTCCGGCGCCTATCAGACGGTCTCGGCGCAGCCGGCTGACAACGCCGCGATCACGGTGCTGGGCAGCGCGGCGGGCAATTACCCGCAGAACATGGTGTTCCACAAGAACGCTTTCGCGCTCGTGATGGTGCCGATGGAGATCCCGGCGGGCGTGCCCACCCAACTCGTCGGTCGGGAGACCTACAAGGGCATCAGCGTGCGCCTCGTGCCCTACTACGACGGCATCAACGACGTCAGCAACTGGCGTCTCGACGTGCTCTACGCGGTCAAGTCGATCTTCCCCGACCTCGCCACCCGCGTGAGCGGCACCTGACGACGACCGAACCTCCCTCGGTCGTCGTCCAGCACTCGAGCCGGCATGGGGCCGGCTCGAGTGCTCCCTTCCTCAAAGCTCCGGTGCGCCATGCCCTACACCTCCACCCAGCTCGTCAATACGGTCGCGCTCGACCTCAACGTCATCGGCGTCGGCGACCCGCTCGCCGCCGAGGATGAGGAACTGCTGGCGCGCCGTTGCAGGGCGCTCATCGCCGATCTGCAGAACCGCGGAGTGCTCTACCTGCCCGATGTCGAGCAGATCGCCGACGGATTGTTCGAGCCACTGGTGGCCGCCCTGGCGGTGCGGCTTGGCCCCGGATACGGCCGCCCGCCTGGGACCGCTCTCGAGATCGAGGCGGCGGAAGACCGCATCAAGTCCGCGTCGCGCCCGGTGGCGGCGCGGCGCACGTTGCAGGTTGATCCGGCGCTGCTGGGCGGTCGCGGCGGCGCGCTTCATCGTCGGTCCTAGGTGCTCGCATGGCTCCGATCCCGTTTCCATTCACCAGTTCGCCGGGCAACCGCCCGCAGGACAGCGCGGGCCGCCTGATCAATTGCCACTACGCACTGCTGCCCGCGGGCGCCCGCGCACAGGGCAAGTGGCGGCGCTCGCCCGGGCTGCGTCGCTTCGCTGAAAGTGCGCAGACGGGGCATCGCGGCCATATCATCGTCGGCTCGACGCTCTACGCGGCATTCGCCAGCAATGTGACGCGCTTCGATCGTGCGGGTGCCGCGACGTCGGTGGGCGTGCTCGACGGCACGAGCCGGGTGTTCTGGGCACGCAACAACAGGCTGCCGACGCCGGACCTGGTCGTCGTGGACCCCGACAACGGCGCCTCCGTGGTCTCGGCTTCGAGTGTCGCTCCGTACCCGGATTCGGACGTGGGCGCGCCGAACAGCGTGTGCTTCCTCGACGGCTATTTCTTCTTCACCTATGGGAACGGTGCCTGCATCGCGTCTGCGCTCAACTCGACGGAAATCGACCCGCTCGCCAATATCAAATGCGAAGGAAACCCCGACGGTCTGCTGCGGGCCGTTCCGTTTCGCGATCTCTATCTTGCCGGATCGGCTACGATCGAGGTCTGGCGCAACACCGCAGAGCCGCCGCGGGCGTTCCCGTTCTCGCGGGTAAGCGTCATTCCGCGCGGGATTCTCTCCCGCCATGCGATCGCGGGATTCGAGGACGGCGTCGGCAAGGGAATTGTCTTTGTCGGAAACGACAAGCGCGTCCATGTGCTCGAGGGCTACACGCCGACACCCATCTCGACGTTGGACGTGGACAGGGCGATCGCGTCATTCCTGGAGACCGGTGGCGATCCAAACGCCATCGAGATGTTTGCCTACGTGATCGACGGGCACGCCTGCATCGTGATGCAATGTCCGGCGTGGGCGTGGGTGTTCGATCTCGATACGTTCTATTGGCACGAACGCGCCAGCTATCTCTCGCCGACCTGGCGGGCCACGGGCGCCGTCAATGCGTTTGGGACGTGGATCGCTGGCGACACGCGATCTGGCGACCTGCTCGAGATCTCGGAGTTCGCGCGCGACGAGCTTGGCGATCCGCTGGTGTTCCAACTCGAAAGCGGCCCCGTGACTGCGTTTCCCGGCAGGGCCGCAGTGGCGCACGCAAGCTTCGATGTCATGCAATCCGTCGGCATCGCAACCGGCAGCGATCCGACGCAGTCCGACCCCACGTTGTTCATCAGCTACAGCCCCGACGGCGGAGAGACGTGGAGCCCCCCGCGCGCGCGCAAGCTGGGGCGACAGGGTGCCCGGCCGCAGGCGATCAAGGTGACGCGTTGCGGCTCGCTCGGGCCCGCCGGACGGAGATGGCGGCTGACTGTTTCGGATCCGGTCGATGTCGAGGTCTTCGGCGGCGACCAGTCGGCCGAAATCCGCACGGCTTAGCCAGATCCAGGGGATACGATCATGCCGACCGCCACTCCGCTTCCGCCGCCGACGCCGGACATCGATGTCCCTATGGTCGATCCGAAGACCGGACGCATGACGACCGAATGGTACCGATGGCTCACGTTCTGGGTGCGGATCTTGAATCAGCTGCGCAAGGAAATTCCCTGAGCGCAGCGGCAGCAACTCATCGAACGACACAGCGAGGATCCCAATGGGACTGTTCGACATCTTCTCCGGCGATTCGGCCCACGCCGCGGCGGCGCAGAAGGAAGCATCCATACGCCAGGGATATTCCGAACTGGCGAGCCTGTTCGGCCAGGGTCGCGATGCGCTCGCCAGCAGCGCCGGCAAGGCCGCGGGCTATTACCAACCAATCTACGATACGGCGCTGAAGGGCTACGGCGCGCTGGCCGACGCGCTGGGCCTCAACGGCGCCGACGGGACCACGCGAGCCCGCGCCGCCTTCGCAGCGGCGCCAGGTTACGAGGCGCAGCTGCAGGCCGGCCTCGATGCGATCGATCGCGGCGCGGCGGCGCGCGGCACCCTGTCGAGCGGCGGCACCCGGGCCGCCGAGCTCAAGTACGGCAACGATCTCGCGGCGCAGGGCTGGTCGAATTATCTCAATGCACTTGCCGGCTACGGCGGACAGGCGCTCGGCGCCGCCGGCGGTCTCGGCAACATCTACAGCGGATTGGGTTCTGGTCTCGATGCGAGCTATCGCGGTCTGGGACAGAGCGCCTACAACAGCGCGATCGGCGTCGGCAATGCCAAGGCCGAGGGCGAGATGGCTGACTACAACGCCAGCCAGAACTTCTGGAAGACGATCCTGGACGGCGCGAACACCACGGCGCGGATTTACGCGCTCGGGCGTCGCGAGGGACTGTTCGGCACCAAGGGATAAGCGGGCTCGCCGAGCGAACGCGACAACCTCACCTGACCCTCACTCCCGCAATTCGCCCGCGCCGCCATCCTGCATGGCGGCCTTTTTCATATCGGAGACATTCCCGTGGCCGGTACTCTGCCAAATCTTCCGCTGTCCACCCAGTTCGACAAGGAAACCGGCCGGCCGCTCAAGGGCGGCAGGCTGATCTTCTATGCGGCAAGCGCACCGTCTTCTCCGGCCACCGCCTACAAGGACGTCGGCCTCACCTTGCCCTGGGGCGACCGGATCACGCTGGATGGGGCAGGGCGCGTGCCGATGTTCTATCTGCCGGACGGGAATATCGGCGTGCGCCTGACCAACAGCCGCGGCGTGGTGCAGCTCGAGGAATCGAACCTCTTGGTCATCGGCCCGTCGGCCGGCGGAGGAGGCGGGGGCGGCAGCGTCGACGCCAATGCCATCTTCAAGACCGGCGACGTGCTTTGGCTTGATGCGAGCGGCTCGCGCTCGGGGTGGGTCCGCGACAACGGCCGCACGATCGGATCGGCGGCCAGCGGGGCCAGCGAGCGGGCGAACTCCGATTGCGAGGGCCTGTTCCTGTTTCTGTGGGGCGCCTACAGCAACGCCATTTGTCCGGTGCTGGGTGGACGGGGAGCCAGCGCTGCCGCCGATTGGGCCGCCGACAAGCAGATCACGCTGCCGGACAAGCGCGGCTATCTGCCGGGCGGACTCGACGACATGGGCAATGCGGCCGCTGGCCGCTTGAACGGCGTGCCGTTTACGCTCGGCGACGCCGTCACGGCGGGCGCCTTGTGCGGCGAGGAGAAGCATGCGCTCACCGTGAACGAGCTGGCGGCGCACACGCACGCCAACGTGCTGCACGATCCCGGGCATGCGCATTACATTTCGCAGCGATATCCCGCAATCGGCGGCACGCCGACCGCCGCCGGCCAGGGCGCCGACGGCGGGCCGCTCAACACCGCAACGGCGACGACGGGGATCATCATCACGAACGCCTCCGCCGGCGGCGGCAATGCGCACAACAACACGCCGCGCACCGTGCTCGGCACATTCTACCGGAAGCTCTGATGTTCACCGGAACGCTCGAACCCGCCTCGACGCGGGCAGACTGGAATCTCGTCGTGTCGTTTGTCGACGACGATACGCAAGAGCCGCTCGACCTGACGGGGGCTTCGATCCTGGTCGAGGTGCGCGATCGCTTGAGCGGAGCATCCGTGCTCTCCGCGAGCACCGCCAACGGCAAGGTGTCGATTGTCGACACCGGCACGTTTCATCTTTCGATCGGCGCCCACGATATGCGGGCACTTCGCGCCGATATGTACGAACTCGGCGGGATCTACTCGCTCAACGGCGCGACACGGCAATTCGTGATCGGCCTGCTGCCCATCATAGACGGGATTGTGTCATGACCCTGAACGTTCGTTTCCCAGCTCCATTCCCGGTGACTGTCGTCGGTCAGGGCGGCATCACCGTCTTCAAGGAGGGTGGCGTCTGGTACATCCAGCCGAAATTTTCCGACCTCGCCGAGATTCTCCCTGCTGCGCTCCTCAATCCGTCCAGCCGTCAGGTGTGGATCTATGATCCGGTCGGAGACGAGTACAACGTTCTCACCTTGAACGGCCTCGTCGAAGCGCTGCACGCGGCGACGTCGATGACGAGCCTGACGATCGGCACGGGCGCCAGGACCTTCACCACCGGTGCGGGAAAGGACTTTCCGGTCGGATCCTTTGTGCTCGCGACGTCGGATGCAGACCCGGGCAACTACATGCTTGGTCAGGTCACCGATTACGCCAACACGTCGCTCACCATCGACGTCAGCAACATCGGCGGTGGCGGCACGCATGCAGACTGGACGCTGCGCGCGGCGAGCCCGGTCGGGCCGCAAGGGCCCTCCGGCCAAGACGGCGCCGGCTATGCGGCGAGCTCCGCCACCAGTCTTACGATCGGCGCCGGCTCGAGAACCTTCGAGACGCAGGCGGGGCTCGCCTACAGCACAGGGGCGCGCTTGCGTGCGTCCTCGGCTGCAAACGGCGCGAACTACATGGAAGGGCTCGTGACCTCCTACGGCGGGACGACACTCACGATGGACGTGTCCCGGACGGGCGGGTCGGGCACTTACGCGGACTGGAACCTCAACCTGGCGGGGGATCCGGGATTGGATGGCTCGGGGATCGGCGACGTGACCGCGGCATCCGCATTCGGCGCGGACAACCGAATGATCCGTTCCGACGGCACGGGCAAAGGCGTGCAGGCGAGCGGAGTGGCGATCGACGACGGCAACAACATCTCGGGCGTTTCGAATCTCACGACCTCAGGCGTCATCGAGCTCGGGCACGCCTCCGATACCACGCTCTCGCGCGAATCCGCCGGCGTCATCGCCGTCGAAGGGGTTCCGCTCTACAGCCACATCCCGCAGAACTCGCAGAGCGGGC